TCAGTTGCTTCCCTTGTTATACTCTTTCTTTGATCATTTGTTGATACATCACCAAGTGGATCTCTTTTTGCAAAAGAAGCAGTAGCAGGTGGATTTGAATGATTATTATCTCGATCCAATTGTGGATATAAATCGACAACATTTTGACCATACTTAACACCTGTAAACTCTGTTGTTATTGGGTTATCTGCATGTAATACAAAAAGATGATACACACCATCTTGTATGTCTTTGATGTATTCACTTATGGTATCATTACGATAGATATAGTAATTACTCTTTAAATCATTTCTCTCAAATCTAGGAAGTGTAGTAACACGACTTGAAATATTATTGGTAAAAGTACCAATAGTGTGTGTTACACCTGCGGTATCAGTTGACGGATACTGGAATGTTTTATCATCAACAATAGCAGATACAAGGAATGATCCATTATAACCTTTATCAAAAACTCCGGTTGTAGTTCCTTGATTATCGGTTACGTTTTTAACAAATATTCTCTCACCAACTTTTAGGTCATGAGGTACATCTGAAACTATTGTGACAGTTGCTCCAGATCTTGAAGCAGAAGTAATAAATCTTGGATTACGTTCAAATTCATAATCTTGATCTGTGATCGTAGTTCTAGTAAAGTCTCCTACGTTTCTCACAGCAGTAGAACTTGATTCCTGAATAATAAATCCCTCTTCAGGATTCTTACCATTATCAGTCTCTTTTGGTACAACAACTCTTAACTTGTAGATCTTCTCATCTAGTGATCTTTCGTCAGGGATTCTCTTAATGAATGAAACCGGTGTGTTGTTTCCAAGTCCACCAACACCAACTGCTGCTAATGTTTTATAGATGTTATTATTGTTTTCTACATGTATGTACCAGTTTGAATTACCAGCATCGAATTGGATTGGTGATCCAATATCACCAGATGATTTATCGGATACACGACTTTCTATCTTTAATTCACTACCACCATAAATTGTAATTGCAGTTCCTAATTCAGCATTTGTTTTAGAGGATGCAACTTTTATTTTATCTGCAGCAGTTTTGATAGCGAAATATACTGTATTCTCTACAAGACTTTCTGGTAAATCACCAACATCACTAATGACTCGTATCTTTTCACCAGTCAATATTGTATGAGTACCAAGTGTCAATTCATTATTGACAGGGCCTGTTGCATTAAATTTCTTTATACTATTAGTTGTTCCTAATGCTTGAGTGCTACCAGTGTTCGCAATGAGGTTGTCAACCATGAATACCTTTGCTTCACTTGTTCCGTATCCTGCTGCTGCGATTGAGAAATCAACAAATAGTTCATCATTTGTTTTTGCACCGACACGATATCCTTGAATTACAACAGGTGGTACATTGTCTTTTGTATTAAATCCAAATAAGTATAAATGACTTGTGATACCCACAGATGTTGTCAAACCGACATCAATTCTTTGCCAATCGATATTAGTTTCCGTAGATGTAATTGCCTTCGGATTAATTATATTTGTGATAAAGGCAGTATTATCCTTCGTAAATGCTTCCTTCTTGAATCCATCAGAAGCAATCGCAAACTGTCCGAAGTTGGAGTTAGAGTTTGTAACTGAAGCATCAGCACCAGTCTCTGCGTTGAAATGTTTGTTAAATCCAATCGCAAACACTGACACAATCTGCATGACTGCATCATTGGATAATTTTATATGAGTGGTTTCAAATCCCTTACGATAGACTGCCTGAGAATCTAAATGATAAACCTCTGTGGCATTTACAGATGAGGATTTTGATGCTAACTCAGCACCAGTTTGTTTAACGATACCGATACCCTCATAGATTCTTGATGAGGGATTATACTTAACGAAAGCTCTGTCATCTTTCTGTAAAGAGATAGCGGTGAACTGAGCAACAACCATAGATTTGAAACCTGTGGCCTTATCACCATCAGCATGCATACCATTCATACCGAAAACGGAACGAAGTGATATATTGAAGATATATGGAGAAGCACCAGTAACTGTGTCAGTTTCAATAGTTACAGTAGCATTTGATGAGTTAGGTGATGCTGGTAAATCTGTGTCAACAAATGGAAGTAAGTATGTAAATACAGTGTCACTTGTGACATTCTGTACTTTTGTTGATATATTATAGTCTAACGCACTCGCTGGAGCTACACCTTTTATTTTAATTGGTGTGCCTGTGGTTAATCCATGAGGAGTTGCAGTTGTGACTGTTATGACTGTGCTTGGTGTAGATCCATCACCAGATTTAATACTTGAAATACTGATTGGGTCTGATGCAAATGCTCCAACTATCTCAAATTCAGGTCTTTGTGGAGCAAAACCCAAATCATTAGCAGGGAATCTATCTATTTGACGAACAGGTCTTTCAGTAGAATTAAATGAGTTTGATAACTTACTATAGTAGATATCTAAGTCAGTTAAATTAAATCTTGTATCAATATTAACACCATCAGCATACTCAAAACATGTGAGTTTATGGTGTGAAAATGTAGGAGTTGATCTATTTGTATCAGTGAAATCAACTGGGTCTGTAAATACTGTGCCTGATTGATCACCATCAAATATAGAGAACTGCCAGAAATAACATGTACCAGTCAATCTAAAAATCGCTGATCCAGATACTGCACTGTCAGTAGGGTTTGGAACATACTTTGGTCTTATTTTTGTTTTTCTTAAGTCTAAACCAACAAGTGATGTACCACGAGGTACAATAACACCACCATTAATACTATTAAATTTGTAGAGAATATTATCTTCTTGAGTAAGATCGAAATTAGAGGTAAGTGTAAGTGAAAGTGTTGCTGTGGCAGCAGTCTCAGCACCGGCAGGAGAAACTGCAAGAGCATTTGCTGCGTTTGAGGGATCAACTTTTATTCCAAAACCGGGTCTGTTATCAACAATATGTTCACCGGGAAAAAGTAATATTGTTGTCTTTTCGATTAAGTCGTTATTATTTCCTTCTACATATGAAAATCTAGCAGACTCCAATAAAGCCCTTTGGATTGTCTTGAAAGGTTGTGCTAATGAATTACCTTGATTCGTGATCGCATCAGTTGCATCAAGATCATTTGGATTTACATAAAGAATCTTACCCTCAGTGTTCTTTATAAAATTCTCTAACTTATTAAGTGGCATCGCTCATCTACAAAGTATGTCTTCTATCTATTTATCCCCTTTCTGCCTTTGGATTTCAGAACGGATCTCTGCTTTTCTTGCTGCTGCTTTCGCTGCTGCCTGTTTTACTGCTGCTCTCTTCTGTCTTAGATCATCAGTAGCGATATCTCCATGATGAACTTGAGACTCAGACTCTTTGGGTGCTGAAGATTTTGTGGATGATGTTTTGTATTTTGCAACAGCAGCCTTTTGTCTAGCACGAAGTGCTGCTACCTTATCTGCATCCTCTGAAAATTGATTAAACTTTTTCATCTGGTTTTTTTCTTTTTCTAATTTTTCTATCCCTTTGTGGAACTACAACAATATCTGAAAACATAATCATATCATCTTCCATAAAAGTCTTTACTACCTCGAATACACCCATGAATTCTTCCACATTTTGGCAGTAAACCACTTGTACATCTCCCTCATCACTTAATATCATAAAAGAACGTGAACATATATCTACAACCGTTTTAACCACAGATGCATCGTTCATAGGAGACTCCTTTTTTTATATCATAACATATATAGGGTTTTTTGTCAACCCACACACTTTATGAGGGTTTAGTGGGCCAACCGGGATTCTCAGGATTACTGCTAGCTGCTGGTAAATCCCTTAACTGTTGTCGATAAATTTTCCACTCATTCTTCTTTGAATCTGATAATGGAGAATCAGTAAATTGTGTCCAGTCACTTTCTCTCAACAAACCGTTTCTCATATGTCGGAGAGCACTCATATAATCTGGTGCAAAATATTCTTTTACTGCTGTATATTCTTCCATTTTTTCTAGATATTTATTATAGTAGGGTAGTTGGTTCACCCATATTATTACTTGCAAGCCAACCAGTGGCAATATATTTTGCTTCGTATGGTGGATTACCACGATGAAGGTGAGTAAAAGATCCGGGAAAAATTAATATTCTACCTGCTTTAGGTTTTACTTTTTGTTTTTGATATAAAAATTCTGTCTCACCACTGTCGTTTAAATCATTGAAATACACTGACCAAACTAAAGTTCTATTTGCACAAGCAATATTATTAGATTCTGAGTGCCAATCGTGGTATCCCTCTGTTGGTTTTGTTTTTTGTAACAAACAAGTGGTGCTATGATAATTAAAATTTTTTAAAAATGGATACCACTCAAGATATTCCTCTAAACAAATCCTTACCGCACACATGATATGTGCAGATACCAAAGGATTAAATGCTGCAATATCTAATTGAGCATCTTTAACACTCGTATTACTTCTCGGAACGATTTGAGTTGATTCATCAAGTGTCTTTATGATAAATTCACAGAAATCTTCTTTTATCACATCATCCCATACACCAATAAAGTCTTTATTTGAAAAGACTGTGGGTGTATTCAAGTTTGTATCATACATAATAATTTTCTGTCAATTAATTATATCATGTTTTCATGATATAGCAAAGTGCATAATATCTTGGTCTTATATCGACTGATTGTCCACTTCCTTTTGTTCCAGTGTTTCCACTCACACTAAAACCATGTTGATGACCAGAATGATCACTGGTTTTACCAACGTTTGCCACAGACCCTGAAGAATTAATATTATAACCTTCATAAAGATTCGCTCTACCAGTTCCACTACCCGGATAATTATTTGAACTCATGTTAGAACCATTCTGTAACTGACCATGATTTCCTGATCTAAATGAATAATGGAAGTGACTACCACCACTATTTGTATTACCACTTGCACTAAATGAGTGATTATGAGAAGGTAACTGCGATTCAGATATGGTCTGTGAATTGTTACCCCCTGTAGATCCGGGGCTGTATGCTGCACCAGCACCAACAACAAATCTATCGGTCAAATTAGGAGTGCTATTACTACCATCACATAGCACGAATCCCGTTGGAATGTTACCAGTATTACCAGACCATAAGATTATCATTCCACTCACAAATGCAGATGGTGCAGAGAATGACATTACACCAGTGCTTGAATTATATGCTAAATCTCCACTTGCACTGATCGAAGATCTTGCCCTTGCAGTGGTGTGATATAGGTTAGTAGAACCTTCACTTAAATCGTCAGTATCATGGTTGGAAAGACTTGAAATCTTACCTGTAATAACTTGCGTGGATGTATTATAAGTCAAACTAGAATTAGATAAAACATCTTTTTGTGTTCCACTTCCAGTTGAAAGAAGAAGTCTAGGGGTTCCACTTGTTACATCAGTGATTGCAATCTTCGCTGAAGATCCAGCAGGTAAATTAGAACTCGCATCCCATTTAGTATCAGTTCCATCTGAAGTTAAAACCTGTCCAGCAGTACCAAAATTACCATCCCCATCTTTTAACTGTCCTTCTACTTCTAAAGTTGCAACAGTTGATATGCCTGTAACTTTTGTATTAGTAAATGTCGATGTACCAGAGTAATTAATACCTGACATCGTATTTGTTGATGGATTGTATGTAAACTGACTATCTACCCGATTTGGTTGATTATTACTACTTGCACCAAAAAATGATACAAACTGATCTGCATTTGTTGAATTAAGGTTTACACCAACATTAATTGCATTTAACACACTGGTAGAGTTTGCATTAATCCAGTTTGTACCAGAACCAGTTGATGCTAAAAGTTGTCCTGAACTTCCTGTATCACCACTTGTATCAACTAAAGCACCAGTCAAATATAAATCACTTCCAATCGTAGCAATTCCACCAACGTTAATTTGATTCACCTCAAATCCCGTTGAGTGTAGATTTTGTGTATGAAATTGTAAACCCTGAGTGTGTCCTAAAGTTAATGCTGTACCAACTTTGATCGTATCAGTTCCACCATCAATCGTAGTCGAACTTGTTCCAAAGGTAGCGATACCTGTTACTCTTAAATTTTTTGCTGTGATATCATTATTTGAAAAATCATAATCAAGATTGTTCAAGATAAAAACATTGTCAAAGACAACATTCCCATCAAATACCTCAGCTTGTTGGTTTAAAGGTGTATTTGAATCTGTCATTACTTCGGTATCAAACTATTATACCACTTGTTATATCCGACAAATGCACTTGCAAACGCAGCGAAAGAATTATTATATAATATTTTACTCTTTAGTGTGCATTTTGAACCCGGATTTATGTGTATTCTTGCACCATTTATATCGACCTGATCTGTTGCACCACCTTGACTATATCCAATCTGTATTTTAGATCCCGTCATCTTAACAACAGTGTCTGCACTCATAACTATTTCTCTTGCATCAAGTAATATTCTCCCGTTCAAAGCACTTAAAAATATATCACCATTATGTGCTGTGATTGGTAAAGACTTTTCATTACCCTCACACTTAACACCTGCC